CCCAAGTGGGGCGCCCGCTGTAGTGTGAACGCACCGACGCCTAGGCCGATCACCTAGGCGTCGCTGTATGGGGCAAGAAATGCACAAATGCAATAGATGCGGCAGCCAGAATGTCACCGTGACAACTTCTCGCACGGCTGGTGGGCCAGCGGCCAGGAATTGGAAACAGACGCTAATTCAATGCAACACTTGCGGGCATACAGAAAAGACAGAGGCAGTCCCGGTAAATAACAAAGTGACGCTATACTAAGACAGACTTGCGGCGTTTCCGCATGAGTTAGCGCACACTAACATGTCACGACCGACAGGATACCTACCGGAATTCGCAGAGCAAGCAAAGAAGCAATGCGAAGAAGGCGCAACAGACCAAGAGCTAGCAGACTTCTTCGAAGTTAGTGCGCGCACACTTTATCGGTGGAAAAACACATATCCCGAATTCTGTCAGTCCTTAAAGGCAAGCAAAGAGCCTGCGGATTTCAGAGTAGAGCGCAGCCTATATGAGCGGGCTACCGGGTATGAAAGGGACGAGATAGACATCCGAGTAGTGAATGGCGAAATCATCCAAACGCCTATCCGCAAGTTCTATCCACCAGACACAGTGGCCTGTATCTTCTGGCTCAAGAACCGCAAGCAGGCCGAATGGCGCGATAAGACTGATGTCGAGCACAGCGGCAGCGTGACAATTCAGGCAACCAAGCACGACGAGAGCCTGTGAAGCTCACCGCAAAGCAGGAAGAGGCGCAAGCCTACCTAGCCGGCCCAGCGACACACGTCCTGCTTAGGGGGGGGAGCCGAAGCGGCAAAACCTACTTGATTGTCCGCAACATCGTGATGCGGGCACTCAAGGCGCCTGGATCGAGGCACGGCATATTCAGGTTCAGGTCAAACGCTGTAGAGGCGTCTATCGTCGCTGACACGTTCCCCAAGGTTATGCGGGAGTGCTTCCCGGGCGTAGAGTACAAACTTACCAGCAAACCCAGCGTCGCTTACTTCAAGCCTGACCCTGATGGCCCGGAGAGCGAGATATGGTTCAGCGGGTTGGACGACAAAGAGCGGGTCGAGAAAGTCCTGGGGATGGAGTTTGTGACCTGCTTCCTAAACGAGTGCAGCCAGATTCCCAAGAACAGCCGTGACCTTGTTCTGACTCGCTTGGCACAGCACGTCATGCAGCGGGTAGAGGGCCGAGAGCCAAAGCCCCTAAAGCCGCGCGTCTACTATGACGAGAATCCCCCCTCTAAAGCGCATTGGACCTACAAACTGTTCATGCTCAAGGTGGACCCGGACTCAGGGCTAGGGCTGGCGAATCCTGATGACTACGCCACGTTCAAGATCAACCCGCAGGACAACACCGCGAACATCACTGCCGGCTACGTTGAGAACACGCTAGGCACCATGTCCGCCAGGCTCAGGAAACGATTCCTCGAGGGAGAATTCGCCGATGCCACGCCAAACGCACTATTCACCGACGAGTCAATCGAGACTTGGCGCGTACTCGACGGGAAGACACCCGACCTCCTACGCATTGTGGTCGCAGTTGACCCCAGTGGCTCAGGCGACGTTGATAATGCTGACAATGATGCGATTGGGATTGCAGTCGCCGGGCTTGGCACTGACGGCAATGCTTACGTCCTAGAGGATTGCACGGTAAAGGCAGGCCCAGCTACGTGGGGGAGAATCGCTTGTGACGCATACGACCGACATTCCGCTGACTGTATCGTTGGAGAGATTAACTATGGAGGCGCGATGGTTGAGCACACTATCGCAGCTTCTCGTCGAGCCGGCGGAGGGCGACCTGCTCCTTACAAAGCTGTTACAGCAACAAGAGGAAAAGCGGTACGCGCTGAGCCAATATCTGCTCTATACGAACAGGGTAAGGTCCGCCATGTTGGCTATTTCCGAGAACTTGAAGATGAACTTGTTGCCTTCAGCACAGTCGGATACATGGGCGACAGAAGCCCAAACCGGGCCGATGCACTGATCTGGGCACTGACTGAGTTGTTTCCTGGGATCGTTGCTGGGAAGCGCGACCCGAAGGTTAGGAAGCCGTATCAACCACCGCAGTCGTGGATGGCGGGGTAAGGTGGTATAGTAGCGCGCACTCACTTACAATGCGCGTATGGCTCAAGACACGTTGCAGCAGGCACGCGAAAACTACGCCGATGCGCAAGAAGCCATCCGCGAGCAGAACGTAAGGTTCAAGGAAGACCTTAGATTCTCAAACCCGGCAATGCCGGAGCAATGGGACGACTGGGCGAAGATGGCCCGCAAAGGCCGTCCTATGCTGACCCTGGATCGCTCGAATCAGTACATCGCGCAGATCGTCAACGAGGGCAGGCAGAACAAACCATCAATCCGCGTCATGCCCTCCGACTCCAAGGGCGACGTAGACGTAGCCCTCAAGTTGAACGGGCTTATCAAGCATATTGAGTACACCTCCCGGGCTGGAATTGCCTATGACACGGCCCTAGAACTGGCTGCGCGTGTCGGATTGGGCTGGATTTCGCTACGCCCACAGATCATCCACCCCGACACCAACGAGCAGGAACTGCTGATCTGCCGGGAGCACGACTCGATGGCTATCTGCCTCGACCCGAACAGCGTAGAACCTGACGGCATGGACGCCATGTTCGGGTTCAAGGAGTCAGTGCTTACTGACAAAGCATTCGAGCGCACCTTCCCGAAGGCTAAGAAAGCAGCATGGGACTCTGAGGGCTGGTTCAGCCAAGACGGTATCAGGATCGCCGAGTATTACAAGATCGTGGAGGAAAAGCAGAACCGCCTAGCTATTGTCGGTCCAGACGGCGGGCGGTTGACACTGAGCGAGGATGAGTACTGGCAGATGGCCGGCAAACTCGGTTACAAACCGCGGGTTGATGAGCAGTTTGTCGCTAAACAGCGCATTGTGAAGTGGTGCAAACTGTCAGGCGCAGAGGTTCTGGAGGAAACCACGTTCCCCGGTGAATATGTCCCGCTGATACCGGTCCTGGGTTATGAACTGTGGGTGGAAGGCAAGCGCTATCTCTGCGGGATGGTCCGAAGAATGATGGACGGGCAGCGCCTCCATAACTACGAAGCCAGCGCCCAGACCGAGGCGATGATGGCTCAGCCTAAAGCGCCGTTTATCATGTCAGAGCGCGCGATGGATGGGCACGAGGAAGAATGGCAGGCCCTTAACAGCGGAAATCCTGCGGCGTTGACATACAAAGACGTTGATCAGGAGGGGCCAATCAACCCCCCTATCCGTCTCGATCCGCCCGCGTTCCCGCTGTCCTTTTCTAACGGATTCACCCGTGGGTCCATTGAGATGGAATCCGCAGTCGGGATGAACAGATCAAGCCTCGGGCAGCAAAGCAACGCAGTCTCAGGGCGAGCAAAGATCGCTGATAAGCAAGAGGGCGACACAGCCAACTTCCACTATCTGGACAATCGAAACCGGGGTATTGAGCACCTGGGGCGGATCATCCTGCGGGCTATCCCTGCGATCTACGATACGCGGAGGATTGCCAAGATTCTCGGGGATGATGACAAGCCGGATCAGGTCGAGATCGACCCAGAGATGGAGCAGGCGGTAAAGAAGCAGGGACGGAAGGTCATCGCAATCAATCCGAATGTCGGCCGGTATGACGTGCGGGTCAAGGTTGGGCCGAGTTTCACCAGTCAACGCGAGGAAGCATCGGAGCGATTGACCCAACTGGCGCAAGGCAATCCGGCTTTAGGAGCCGCTCTAGCCCCGCTGATCATCACGATGCACGACATTCCAGAGGCGGAGAAGATCAGCAAGGTAGCGATTGCTCTGTTGCCTCCGAATGTCCAAGAGGTCTATGCAGAGGAAGAGCAAGACGACATTCCGCCCGCAGTTAAAGCGCAAATGGCCCAGCAGGCTGACCAGATTCAGAAGATGGCTAGCGCGATGGATCAGGCGCACAACGTCATCAAAGACCTGCAGGACCAGGTTAACGAGAAGTCCACCATCGCGCAGGATCAAGTCAAAATCGCCATGAGCGAGATTAAGGCGGCTAAGGCCGGGCTTGACCTGCAGGCAGAACAGGTGAATTCAGCGACCAAGGAATTGGACTCGAAGTCACAACTATTCGCCAAAGACGTGCAGATTGCTCAGTTGACGTTGCAGTTTGACAAACTCGACAACGAGGCGGCTTGCGCTCAGAAGGTGCAGGACGCGCATACCAAGGCTGCCGAACCTGCTGAGACAGAACCTGCGGAGCCGAAGGAAACCGGGATGACAGAGGCTGTCCTGGCCCGTGCTCAAGCCATGATGATCGCTGCAGTCAAGGAAAACACACAGACCGTGGCGAAGCTTCAAAGCCTTACCGTCGATGCGATGGGTGATATGGCAGACGCCATCGCTGCGCCTCGGGAGATTCAGATTCAACGCGGCAAAGACGGCAAAGCCGCCGGAGCTAAATCAATTGCAGTAATGCCGAAGGAATAGCATGGCCGACAATATCGCCGTAACCCCCGGTGCTGGGACAACCGTAGCCACCGACGATGTTGGGGGCGTTCAATACCAGCGGATCAAAGTCTCGGTAGGCGTTGACGGCGTAGCGGCCGACATGACTTCAGGGGCTGGTGCTGTTTCAGCTGCTACGCCTCGGGTGACGCTTGCGAGCGATGACCCTGCCGTGGCTGCCCTAGCTGCGCTGAACTATGTCGAAGATGCTGCCGCCGCAGCTAATCCATCCGGCCCAGTCAACATGCTGGTTCGCACTGATACCCCGGCAACTCAGGTATCAGCAGACGGTGACAATGTTGCGCAACGCGGCACAAACTACGGGGCCGGGTATGTCACAGTTCTAACTAGCGCAGGCGCAGCGGTTAACACATTCGGCGGTGGAACTCAGTACACAGAAGACGCCGCAGCCGCAGCCGATCCAGTCGGCAATGCTGTGATCCTGGTTCGGAAAGACACCATCGCGTCTGAAGTATCTGCAGACGGAGATAACGTAGCGCAGCGGGGGACGAGCAAGGGTGAGGCGTACACGCACGACACTGATGCGCTGGCGCAACTCGTCACGCTCAACGCCACAGTTTCCAGCACCGACCCGCAGATCGGCATCGTCACAGAAACTGCACCTGCTACTGATACTGCGTCAAGCGGATTGAATGGACGCCTGCAGCGGATTGCGCAGCGTCTGACCACAATATTTACGTCGATGTTCTCGACAACGGCTGCAGCAGATGCTGCTCGGATGCCGGTAAGTGCGTTGGATTGTGTTCAACCGACCATCGTAACAACTGGCGCAGCATCGAAAACTTCGACGGTCACAATCAGCAACGCATCACCAGGCGTAGTGACTTGGGCGTCACATGGTCTTGCGGCTGGGCGGGCTGTTGTTCTGACGACAAGTGGAACATTGCCAACTCCGTTGATCGCAACAAATACGGTGTATGTCAGTGCGACAGGTCTGAACGCGAACGATTTCCAGATTTCATTGACCCCTGGCGGCGCTTCAATCAATACCAGTTCTGCTGGTTCTGGAACGCACACAGCGACGTGCGATGTCTACCTTACGCAGGACATGACTGGATACCAGGCTGCGTCATTCAAGCAAAACGCGTCAGCGATTACAGTGTTTTTCGAGCAGTCTGAAGATGCAACGACATGGCAAGCTGCCTACGCCTATATTACGGATGCTGATTCGACGCCATCTGCGCAAACAAGTGCAAGCACCTCTACTAGTGAGGCATACCATTTTGCAAAGCGCACAAGGTGGCTCCGGTTCCGTCAAACTACATTTAGTGCAACAAATGCTGCGACAGTAACTCTGCACGGCAGTCCTGTCGATGGAAATAACACTCATCAGTTCGTGCGCGGCCCAACATCGATGGGCGTTGCAATTTCTGCAACTGCTCCGATCTTCATTGGTGGCGAAGCGCGAAGCAGCAACAAGACAGCACTCACCAATGCAACGAATTCTGCACCTATTACTACGCTAACGGGTGTTTTGGCGACAAAACCATACAATATTCCAGAAGCAGATTGGCAGTTTCCATCCGCAACTTCTGGCATTGTCAATACGACCACTGCGGTTACGCTGGTTGCAGCAGCAGGAGCCAGCATCAGGAACTACTGTACCGGTATTTCTGTACAGACTGCAACACTAGGTGGAGCGACTGAATTGGCAATCCGTGATGGTGCTGCAGGTACAGTGATCTGGCGCACACAGTTGCAAACTACAGCGCTACCGTTGATCAATATCGTGTTCCCCACGCCGCTGAAGGGAACCGCGAACACCTTGATGGAAGTCGTGACACTGACCGCAGTAACAGGTGGCGTGTACGTCAACGCTCAAGGCTATCAGGCGCCGTAATGCGTAGGAGAATGCGTCGTGGCTCCCAGGCGACTATGCGGTGGTCTGAGACTGCCACATGGGGTGGAGTCCTGCCAATTGCAGGCGATGACGTGGTGATCCCGGGAGGGACCACAATCATTTGGGACGTGAACACGCCAGCCCTGAATTCGTTGACGATCAACGGCACACTAGATGCCGACACGACTCTAGACCTGACGCTTACAAGCAAAACCATCAGTGTCAATTCTGGTGGGTCCTGGCTTGTCGGTCGAGTCGGTGTTCCATACACCAAAAACATGGTGATCGAACTGAACGGCGTTAAGGGTGCGGCCACCTCAACAAGCGTAGTAAATACAGATGGCGGTGGTGTGAACCGTGGCATTCTTGTCGAAAACGCAACATGGAAGTTTTATGGCAATCCTCCGACGTTCGACCGCACCTACCTAAATGCAGATGCTGCAGCCAGCGCCACTTCACTGACATTCGCCGATACTGTGGCATGGCCTACTGGTACAAACATCGCAATTGCCAACACAAAATTCTTTGCTGAAGGCGGCGCCGCTACAGAAGCGAGAATTCTGAATGGCGCGACGAGTGGAACATCTGCGACTGTTACGGCAGGACTCACATACGCCCATTTAGGGCGGAAACAATACCCAGTCGAGAGCACTGCAACAGTCACCATAACCAATGCTTCACCTGGCGTTGTGACGTGGACTTCTCACGGACTAGTTGCAAGTCAGCCTGTTCAATTCACCACAAGCGGGACACTTCCGACCGGACTATTGAGTGATGGTCGGTATTATTATGTTGTCGGCGCAAGCATAACCGCGAACACGTTCACTGTCAGCCACAAACCGGGTGGGACGGCCATCAACACCTCAAGCGCCGGGTCCGGCACGCATACCGGGTTCACAGGAGGAATGAGTTTCACGCAAGGGACGTTCTCTGCGACGAAGGCAAGTGCAGATGTTGCGACGGAACTGGATGAACGCGCTTTGGTGATCAACCTCGACAGAAACATCATCATTCGCGCGCCGAATGACTCGGAGTGGACCGGAAACGGTTATGGCGTTCATACCATGGTGATGGATACAAACGGAACTGGTGTGACGATGTTGGACGGCGTTCAGTTCCGTCGATGTGGACAGGACGGGATGCTCGGTAGATACCCGGTCCATTTCCACATGCTTTCATACACATCCGCTACATATAACGGCAGTGCCTTTATAGGCGGCGGTGCGTTCACAAATGAGGCAACAAACCACAAGGTGCAGAACTGCGCGATCTGGGAATCTAAATTCCGCATGATCACGATTCACGGAACTTGCGGATCCACTGCATACAGAAACGTTGGCTACGATATTCTAGGACACGCAATATTCCTGGAGAATGGTTCGGAGCGCAGGAACATCATCGATGGTAATGTTGTTATGAAAGTCAGAGAACCATCAGTAGGCACGAGAATTTTTGCGCACGACGCAAAAGGCACAGATCGCGGTACTGCTGGTATCTGGTACACGAATCCAGACAACTACCTGAGAAATAACCACGTTTCAGATACTGATGGGATTGGAATCTGGAATACCTTCAGTCAGCAGTGTTTTGGATTGAGCACAAACGTAGCAATCAAACCGGCGCACACTGCTTTATTGGAGCATGACAACAACACCAGCCATAGCAATCGAGCGGATTGCATGGCAACTAAATTCTTTGTTGGTGATGACGCCGGCAATCTATCAAGCGTCGGATTCTATTGGCCTACTGTTGATGGCGAACCTGATACATCTCACGGCGGGTCATCGCAACTTCAACGAGCAACAATTAGCCGTGCGAAACTCTGGAAAGCATCAGGGGCAAATTATTCCAATTCTGTCGGTATCGTCACATATGACAGATGGACAAATGCAGATTACAGGGAAGTTGGATTCACAGGTGCGGCTGCGGATGTTTCGCTGTTGACGAATGGACTGTTGATTGGGACGAGCCAAAACACGGGGACGCCTGTAACTGGTTTTAGCAGTACCCCACTACTTGGCATGGCCAGTTACCATGAGGGGCTGAATGTACAAAACACGACATTCGTAAATCTGCCGTGGGTCGATTACTATGACCCCCCGTCTGCGGATACATCAAGCCCAAGACAGGGCGGCGGCGCAATCCGTCATTGGGATTTGTATCTAATCCCGCTGGACAAGGGTTACAAGCGTAACACCGGCCTCAAGTTCAACAATTCACATCCTGGATTCAGGGTTAAGTCACCGCAGATTGATGGCCGAACCGGTATAACTGGTGGCGACAAGCGCTGGCATTGTTTGTCAGGTGCTTTGCTTGATACCAATGGCTACATGGGTGCGGCAGGTAATTACCTTGTCCCTGATGATACATATTTCACCTATGGACTGTCTTCATCGACCGAAATACCGCCGATTGGCACTGGGCAGGGTTGGAGTACCCCAGACATTCACTACGGCATCCTCCCGACAATCACAGATGCACAAGCGAGTGGGACGTATGTTCAGCGCATACAGGTGCAGCACGTTGATTCTGGATTGACAGTTCAAGGAACGTGGGATGTCTTGAACGGCACGGGCTCGCTGAGTGGATTTAGTTTCCGCCATTTTGTGGTGCAGGACGGGGAACGCTATGTGCTACGTAATCCCGATGCAAGCCCAAACACGACACAGGTGCAGTTGGGCATGACGGGGTTGATGAGTGCGAGCGCATTTTTCTACCTCGCAGTTGAATGGAATGGAGCAACAACCTGCGCGAATTGCTATATGAAAAGCGGCGGTACGGGAGCGTATTCCGCGCCAAACGACCCGACATATGAGCGAGCGATTCAAACCTCATCTGCAAACATGGCCGCGCTTGAGGCCACAACCGACGGGAAACACTACTGGCGTGACACAGCGAACAATTTGGTGTGGATCAAGGTGTACGGTGGCCTAACGTGGAATACGGCTTTTGGCTCGCTTTCAACCACTTTGGGCCTATCTCAGTCAGATTCTGATACCTCGCTCTACCAAGTTGTTTACCTGAACTTCAAACCATGAAAACACTACTCATTCTCTCGCTTCTCTCCTTCACCGCACTCGCAGCGGATCAACGTATCGATAACATGGTTCGCAACTGCGATGCGGTGATGGCCCAGGGCGTGTGCAAGGTTGAACTGGACCGCAAGAACTACCCGAACCCAACGATTCTTGTGGCAGGCGTTGGTCGAATCAGCACCGACAGCTACATCAAGATCAAGAACGCAGGGGATCAGATGTGTGCCGTGGTGCGCCAAGTGTGCACCGCTAGTTTCGACGGCGATGACTGCAAGGCTGCGCGGGCGCTGTGGAGGCAGAACTAGATGGCAGCATTCAACAAGGGTGACGCATGAGCGCATCAAACGCATTCGAGAGTGAACTACTCCTGCTGTTGTTCAACAACACGGCAGCGACGAACTGGGGCGACGCCGCAGGGTTGCGGGCGACCACGACTGCGGGTAGTTTGTTCGTCGCTCTGCATACCGCAGACCCTGGCGAGGCAGGAACGCAGACCACTAGCGAGGCGACATACACCGGGTATGCGCGGGTGGCTGTGGCTCGATCTGGGGCAGGATGGACGGTTTCAGGCACTGCGCCGACTCAGGCCGCGAATGCGGCAGCGATCACTTTCGGGCTTGATACCGTAGGCAGTGAGACAATCACGCACTTTTCTGTGGGTCGGGATACTTCAGGGGCTGGTGAGATTCTCGCAAGTGGTGCGCTATCGACAAACCTTGCTGTTTCACCCGGGATCACGCCGAGCTTTGCAATTGGTCAATTGACCGTAACACTGGATTGATGTGGCTACCGGGCAAGGAACTGTCACTATCGACTTTGGCGTTTTCCCGGGGGCGCAGGAGGCGAGCATTGCATTCACCGATGCGACCATTGGGGCCGCAAGCAAAGTCGAGGCGTATGTAATGGCAAGCGATACAACGGCGGACCACACTGCGACCGATCACAAATACCTGCAGAACTTCGCGCAATTCACTGGCGATGCAAGCGCCGGGGTAGGGGGTACGATTTACGGGCGCGCATCTCCGCAAAAACTCGTCGGGACATTCAAACTACGCTACGTTTGGGCGGATTAAATCATGGCTCTTGAATCACTTATCTTAGACGCTCGTGGGAACCCATACCAAGGGTCGATTGACTCAATCACGGGTGAAACTCTTACCGATGCGCGGGCCGCTACAGCTACGCTCGGGGCAGTTAATGCCGAATCCCTCATCGACATTCATGGAAAATCAGTTGTCCGCGTAGACCTGCGCACAGCAGCCGCAGTGCTGACCGTGGTATTTGAAGCCACGATAGATGGCACAAACTATTTTGCGCTCCCTGCCTTTGCAGAGCAGCAACTGATCGCTGCAGCGATTACGCAGGAAACGTTTGTAGTCTCTGTTACATACGCAACGACTGGTTCTGGGACATATGCGGTTGGTGTTTCTGGTTTTCGTCGGATGCGGGTCAGAGTATCTGCGTACACATCCGGCAACGTCACAGTTGGTTTGCGCGGCAGTACTG